TTGCTGATGGCGCCACTGAAAATAAAGTTTATTCAGGATTTATAAGGTATCAACATAATATATCTGATATGACTTTTGGCACTAATGAGGTTGAAAGAATGCGACTTACATTAGAAGGTTACCTTGGAATAGGTACAACAAATCCTGCCACGATTTTAGATATAGAAAGTGGAGAGAACTCAACAGACCCAGCTGTAGCAGATCCTCCTATATTAAGATTAACTAATAGAACAGCTGTTGCTTCCTGGGTGAACGGAGCTATAAACGGAGAGATTCAGTTCTACACAAAGGATACTAGTGGGAACGCTCCTTATATTACAGGATTTATAAAGTCTATCAATGAAAATGGAGGGTCATTACCTTCTGGTGGATTAGCTTTTGGTACAACTAAATATAATGAATCTGGTGGTGCAAGCGAAAGAATGCGTATTGACACTAATGGCAACGTAGGGATCGGGGCGACTAGTCCTGGGGCTAAATTGGATGTTAATGGAGATATACTTATAGGAACTACTGATAAAATAGGTTGGAGATATTCATCTGGAAACACTTCATACCAGTATATCACAGGTGTTGATCAAATATTAACTCTTACTGGAGGAACGTGGACAAGTAGCGCTACTCAAGCTGCGGTTAGAATGAACACTCAGCAAGGCCAGAAAATTACTTTATTAAATAATGGTAATTTAGGGATCGGAACGACTAGTCCTAATACGAAGCTGGAGTTATCAATTGATTCTCCAAATTATGGGGATATGTTAACGTTAACAAATACAAATATAGGTGGTGGATCTAAGAGGTCTGCTATGATTTATAGGCTTACTGATTCAGTAGGAACTATAAAAGATGCTGCTTATGTTCAAGTACAGGGAACTAATAATAATATAACAGGAGGAGCTGCTTATTCAATACACACTAGAAAAGGAGATGCGAATCCAACTGAATCTATGCGTATTGATTCATCAGGTAACGTCGGGATTGGGACTTCGAGTCCGGATGCTTTATTGGAAATAAGTGGGAATGCGGGCGCTGACCCCAGTCCAATAACAAAACCTACTACTTTCCGTATTACTGATTCTGGGAATGCGGCAACTGGAAGTGGCGACACTACAAATCCTTGGGGAAAAATTGAATTTTATAGCGAAGATGTATCTTCAAGTGGCCCCGCTGTCCAAGCTCAGATATCAACAGTATATAGTAGTATTTATTCAAACGCATCTAGCTTAGATTTTAGCACCAGAACAACTCCGGCAGCAACGCTGACTACCAGAATGCGCATCACCTCCGCGGGCAACGTATCTATAGGAAACACCAATAACACCTACAAACTAGATGTTTCTGGAACAATAAGAGCAACAGGAGATGTAATTGCATACTCTGATGCTAGAGTAAAAGACAATGTTGAAACAATTGAGAATGCTTTAGATAAAGTTACTCAACTGAGAGGTGTCTCGTACACTAGGAACGATGTAGAGGAAAAAACTACTAAAATTGGTGTAATTGCTCAAGAAGTATTAGAAGTGCTTCCAGAAGTCGTGCAACAGGACGATGAAGGTAAGTACTCTGTAGCGTATGGAAATATGGTAGGATTACTTATTGAATCTATTAAAGAATTGAAAGCAGAAGTTGATGAATTAAAATCTAGACTATAATGGCAGTACCTACTACAGGAACACTTACATTGCTAAAAATGGCAAGAGAAGCTAAGTATGCTGATTACAATGGTACTCAGAGTATGGGTACCATTGCTATGTATGATATAGTGAATGGCGGTAATACGCACGGATCAACAGTAAGTTACCCTGCGTTAAATAGAAACTGTTTACCAAACCCTTCTGGTAGTTTATATAATAGTGCTGTTGAACCTTGTTCACAAGGATTAGATGTGTCATTTATAATTGACTACACGGGTAGTATGGGGCCTCAGATCGAGACAGTAAAAAGCGGACTCTCTTCTGTAATAGCACATATAAATACAGAGTCAAGCAGCAACTATAGATTATCAATGATTACCGTTGATGAGAATACAAGTGGAACTCCAACTTATTCAGGATGTACTCAGTATACTAGTTTACCGACAGCACAAAAATATAACATTGAAGGAAGTACAAATTTATTTCAAATCATAACGGCTTGGGAAATGTTCCCAGTAGGATCAACAAATAACAGTTCTAGTTTTACAACAGCGGTAGATAACTTAAATGGAGGAGTGTCAGGTGGTTCTTGTATTCAATTAGGACAAGGTAATGGAGTACCAGAACCTATGGATATAGGTCTTAACCTAGTTATTAACTCTACAAATTTTGTAAATAATTTTAGAGAATCTGCGGCTAAATATATTATAATGCTTACTGACGCTCCTCCTGGTGGAGGAGATGATGCTTTTACGTCAGCAGATTACGATGCTCTTCAGATAACAACTGCTACCTGTGTATTTAGAGGTATTAAAGTATTTGTATTAGGGGCGGGTGTTAACTCTAGTATAACAATAGATAGCACTACAAGATACCCTTGGAGGGAGTTAGCGGATCAAACAGGAGGAACTTGGGATACAACATATGACACGACAGATGTTGAAGATGATATAACTGTTGCTTGTCAATCTGATGGAGTATATCCTCCATATAATTTTTCAGATTGGTATGGATATGATCAAGACTGTACTACGGGAATAACACCTTTTAATTCTTCAACTGTTCAACCTAGTGAAGCAAATGCATGTTCAGCTAAAATTAGTCAAACGTATTACCATAACGGATCAGCATCTGCTCCAGCTATAGGGGATGAATGTTATATCAATCAAAATCAAACAACAGTTTTAGCGGCAGGTTATTATTTAACATCCTCTAGTGGAGGCTTTAGAATAACAGGAACAGCAGGAACTATTGCATCTACTTTTACTTGTACTACTTTGACTAAGATTTATGGAACATTAATGACAAGTAAATTTTCATCTTCTGTCTGTGGAGAACCAGTTGCTCAGGAGTTATGGCACGATGGGGCATTTGGATTCCCAGGGAATGGAGATCACGTTTATACAGATGCTGCAGGAACAACAGCAGCTGCCTGGGCTGGATATAAAGGATACTATAGCGTTAATGCAGGTAATGCGATGGCTGCTAGTAGAATAACAAGCGGGGTAGTTTCATCAGCGATTCTGTGTCCATAAAAAATATAATATGAAATTTATAGATAGTGATTTACAAGATTATATAGGCACTAACTTTAGTGTCTATAAGAGTCATAAAGGAGTTACTCAAATGGTATTCCCTAACGGCATGGCATTGAAAAACGATATTAATTATACCCAAATAATATTAGGAAAATGCTCGGATTGTGATTATTTATATAAAGGCTTTTTTAAAGACTTTACACATGACAAAGTTTTAATTGCGGGATTAGGTTTCGGTTTAATCCCTCAGACTTTATCTGAAGTAAATAAGTGTAGTAAAATAGATGTTGTAGAAATCGATCAAGAAATTATAGATTATAATATTTCTTCAGGTCACTTGAATAGCGATATAGCTATTATAAAAAGTGATATATTTGATTACACAACAATAGAAAAATATGATTTAATAATTATAGATACAATTTGGGATGAAGATGAAATGAGTGATGAACAGGTTCAAGCTTTAACTTCTAAATTTCTTACAACAAATTTAAACGATGGAGGAGTTTTATATATACCTCTAAAAAATAAATGGTTAATTAATAAATAAAAATTATGATAAATTACGATTGGAATTGTAGGACTGTAGATGCTTACGTAGAAAAAGATAAAGATTCGGATGTAGTTTACAATGTACATTGGATAGTAACAGGTGTTTTAGATAACGAAGACCCAGAAGGTAACGCTTACTCTATTACAACTATTGGAACACAGGTGTTAAATACAAGTACTATTGTAGATTTTATACCGTTTTCTGATATAACAAATGAAGAGGTTGTATCTTGGACAAAAGCAGCTATGGGTGAAGATCAAGTTAATAGTATAGAGTCTAGTATTGCTTCTCAGATAGATTCTTTGATTAATCCGGTAACAGTTACGTTAACTATTGGTGAACCGGTGCCTCCGGTTACTGAAGGTGAGTAATTGTTAGTATAGAAAATAAGTGTATATTTGTTGTTAAATATTCATAATTTAAATCAAATCAAATGTCAAAAAATTTAAGCAAGGAACAATTAGAGTTATTACAAGGTTTACAAAAAGATTTTAATCAATCAAAAATTGATATTGCTGATTGTGAAATTAAGAAGATTTCAGTAATTAAAGCATTGGAGGAAGTTCAGAGAAAATTTGCTGAACAAGAACAAATTTTAATGAAGGAGTTTGGTGAAAATGCAGTAATTAATTTAGAAACTGGAGAGGTAAAAGATCCTGAGTCAGAAACGACAGATGATGCTATTGACTTTGAGGAAGTAAAATAAATCTTGTAATTGTAATTATAATGGATATAAGAAAAATTTCTATTGGAGCAGATTACAAGTCGGGGGCAATGCATTACATTGTTGGTCAGAATGTTCTTGGTGGTTCATATCTTATACGTCACATTATTTACGATATTGATTCATATAAAATTTGGATTATTAAGGGAGATGAGGTTTTGCTTTGGAAGGAGTTTAAAGCCACTCTTCCTATTTCTTTAGAATATAATATAAATTTTTAAAAATGATTAGAGACTGGAAAGATATTTTGTATGATTCGTATAAGGATAAATATGATAATATCTCTGATAGCAATACTTCTGAAGAAGAGTCTGAAGATGCTTTAGTTAAAAATTAAATAAAATACAATGCAATCACCATATAGTTTTATTGTCCAACCATACAATGGTAGGAGGTATGATAATATAAAACAATACGGAGACGTTGAATTTATTATGAGTTCTTCTGAGGAAGACCATAAATCCTCTAACCGTTTTGCCACAGTTGTTTCCACACCTTTGAAATATAATGGGCCAATTAAAAAAGGAGACACACTACTTGTTCATCATAACGTATTTAAGTTTTATAACGATATGTATGGAAATAGAAAAAGTGGAAAAAGTTTTTTTAAAGATGATTTATTTTTTGTAGATATGGATCAATTTTATATGTACAAGAATGATGAGGGCTGGAAGGGGTATAGTAAGTACTGTTTTGTAAAACCTTTAAAAGTAAAAGAATCTTATTTAAAAAAGACTTGTAAATATGAGCCTCTTACAGGGGTTGTAAAGTACATAAACCAAGAACTAATAGATAAGGGAGTAAAGGTAGGAGATACTGTCTTATACCAGCCTGATTCGGAGTATGAGTTTAGGGTAGACGATGAGTTGCTTTACAGGATGTTTACAGATAACATTACTGTAGTTTTGTAGTAAGATATGGATGTAAATAAAATAAAGTTACAGATTATTGAGGCAGGTGAGCAAGCTGTTCAACAGTTGATTCAGGTTGCTAAAGAAAAAATAATAAAGTACGGGGAGGATGACGAGCTTGCTGCAGATAAATTAAAGAATGCTGCCGCTACAAAAAAGCTTGCTATATTCGATGCTTTCGAAATACTAAAAAGAATAGAACAGGAAAAGGACTCCTTAGAGGGAGTGGATAGAAAAAAAGATAATATACCAAAAGGATTTGCAGAATCAAGATCAACCTAACGAAATATATAGAGAGCTTGTAAACGTTGTTCCAAAAAATGTATTAGCTACTAAGAATAAAGCTAAGACTTGGACTTACGGATATAACGAAAAATATAACTTTGTGGTTATATCAAAGACTGGTCAGATTGGCCAGGTTCTCAGTATACAGGGATTGAATGTTGCACTACCTAAGTTATCAGGTGAAGTCTTTAAAAGGTCTGATAAAAAAGAAGATCAATACTGGGAACCTAAAGAGTTGCCAAAAGAATTATCTAAAATAAAATCTATTTTTCAATGGCACGGTTCTCCATCATCCTTCAAGGATAAATGGGTTGACTATATTGAAGAGCAATTTGATTATAGGGAGAATGGCTTTTGGTTCATGAATAATGGAGAGCCTACTTATATAACTGGATCTCATTGGATGTATATTCAGCACACTAAAATTGATGTAGGTCTTCCTGATTTTCGGGAAGCAAATAGAATATTTTATATACATTGGCAAGCGTGTAAAGCTGATAAAAGAAGTTTTGGTAATTGTTATTTAAAAATTAGACGTTCAGGATTTTCCTACATGGGAAGTGAGGAGTGTGCTAATATTGGAACAATAACAAAAGATGCTAGAATTGGTATACTTTCAAAAAGTGGTGCGGATGCAAAAAAAATGTTTACAGATAAGGTTGTACCTATTTCGAATAACTATCCATTCTTTTTTAAGCCGATACAGGATGGTATGGATAAGCCTAAAACTGAATTAGCATATAGGGTTCCTGCTTCTAAAATTACTAAAAAAAATATGTATCTAATTGAAGAGCAAGAGCTTGAAGGCTTGGATACAACTATTGACTGGAGAAATACAGGAGATAACAGTTACGATGGTGAAAAATTAAAACTACTTGTACATGATGAGTCAGGGAAATGGGAACGTCCAGATAATATATTAAACAACTGGAGGGTAACAAAGACATGTTTACGTTTAGGTAGTAAGGTTATCGGAAAGTGTATGATGGGTTCTACATCTAATGCTTTGAATAAAGGTGGCGCAAACTTCAAGAAACTTTACGGAGATTCAGATTCAAAAAACCGAAATTCAAATGGTCAAACAAAAAGCGGTTTGTCTAATTTGTTTATTCCAATGGAGTGGAATATGGAAGGTTTTATTGACCTCTATGGTATGCCTGTGTTTAGAACTCCTAAAAAACCTGTAAAAGGTATTGATGGTGAGATGATCCACCAAGGAGCAATTAATTATTGGCAAAACGAAGTGGACTCTTTGGCTAACGATCCGGATGCTTTAAATGAATTTTATAGACAATTTCCTAGAACAGAATCTCACGCTTTTAGAGATGAAAGCAAACAATCTCTTTTTAATCTTACTAAAATATATCAGCAAATTGACTATAATGATTCATTGATAATGGGTCAGAATATGACTCAGGGTTCATTTTCCTGGCATAATGGAATACAAGATAGTAGGGTAATATGGTCGCCTGATAAAAGAGGTAGATTTTTCGTAACTTGGTTACCTGAAAGTAGATTACAGAATAATGTTATTATAAAAAACGGAAAGAAGTATCCTGGCAATGAGCATATTGGGTCTTTTGGATGTGATTCATATGATATTTCTGGGGTTGTTGTCGGTACTGGGTCAAATGGTGCGTTGCATGGATTGACTAAGTTTAATATGGATAACGCACCAAGTAATGAATTCTTTCTAGAGTACATAGCGAGACCACAGACTGCTGAGATATTTTTCGAAGAAGTACTTATGGCTTGCGTGTTTTTTGGAATGCCAATATTGGTTGAGAATAATAAACCTCGACTTTTATATCATTTTAAAAACAGAGGTTATAGAGGGTTTAGTATAAATAGACCTGATAAAACATTTAATAAATTATCTAAAACAGAAAAAGAATTAGGAGGAATACCTAACTCAAGTGAAGATGTAAAACAATCTCACGCTTCTGCAATAGAGTCGTATATAGAGAAGCATGTAGGTCTTGATATAGCTGGTAATTATAGAGATAGTGAAGATATGGGAATAATGTATTTTCAAAAAACTTTAGAAGATTGGGCTAAATTTGATATAAATAATAGAACAAAATTTGACGCTTCTATAAGTTCGGGGTTAGCTATTATGGCAAATCAAAAGCACCTGTATACTCCTACTCAAGAAAAAACAAAAATAAGCGTTAGCTTTGCTACATATAATAACAAGAATTCAGTTAGTCAATTACTTAAATAAATGAAAGACATAAAGATACAAGTTAACTCAGCTGCTTTCCCAGATCAGTTTGCTTCAGATTCCGTAAAAGATTCAATGGAGTATGGGCTATCAATAGGAAAGGCTATACAATATGAATGGTTTAGACAGGACTCTGGTTCTTGTAGGTTTTATTCTCAAAAAGCAGAGTTTAATAGATTAAGATTATATGCAAGAGGTGAACAGCCTATTGGTAAATACAAAAATGAATTTGCTATTAATGGTGATTTAAGTCATTTAAATTTAGACTGGACTCCAGTTCCTATCATACCAAAATTTGTTGACGTTGTTGTTAACGGAATGAACGACAGATTATTTAAAGTAAAAGCTGTTGCTCAGGATGCTCTTTCGGCTGAAAAAAGAAATCAGTTTCAAGAAATTGTAGAAGGTGATATGATTGCTAGGCCTTTGCTGAAGCAAATTGAAAAAGATTTTGGTGTTGATGTGTTTCAAACTGAAGAGTCTGAACTTCCTGACAACGATCAAGAGTTAGAGCTTTTTATGCAAATGAAGTACAAGCCAGCAATTGAGATAGCGGAGGAGGAAGCTATAGATACTCAGTTTTCTGCAAACCATTATAATGATATTAGAAGAAGAGTTGACTATGATATTACAACATTAGGTATTGGTATTAGTAAGCATATGTTCTTACCTGGTTCAGGTGTTAAGCTTGATTATGTGGATCCGTCAAACGTAGTTTACAGTTATACTGAAGACCCTTGTTTTAAGGATTGTTTCTATTGGGGAGAAGTTAAAACTGTGCCAATCAATGAGTTACTAAAGATAGATCCAGACCTTACAAACGATGATCTTGGTGAAATTTCTAAATATAATCAGTCATGGTATGATGAGTATAATTCTGCTCAAGGTCATGAAAATAGTATATTTTCTAACGAAACTGCTACGTTGTTATATTTCAATTACAAAACAACACATACTTTTGTGTATAAAAAGAAGCAAATGTCTGACGGAACATTTAAGATGTCTGAAAGAGATGAGAACTTTAATCCTCCACCAGAAATGATGGAAGAGCAAGGTTTTGAAAGAGTTACAAAAACAATAGATGTTTGGTATGATGGTATTATGGTTATGGGAACTAATATTATGCTTCAGTGGAAACTGGGTGAAAATATGGTTAGACCAAAATCGGCAAGTCAATATGCTCATCCTAATTATGTAGCTTGTGCGCCAAAAATGTACAAGGGTTCTTTGGAGTCTTTAGTTAGAAGGATGATTCCTTTTGCTGACTTGATTCAGATTACTCACTTAAAAATACAACAAGTAGTTTCTCGTGTTGTTCCTGACGGTGTCTTTATTGATGCTGATGGTTTGAATGAGGTAGACCTTGGTAATGGTCAAGCCTACAATCCTGAAGACGCGCTTCGATTATATTTTCAAACGGGTAGTGTTATTGGTAGGAGTTACACGCAGGATGGTGAATACAATAATGCAAAAGTTCCTATTACACAATTAACATCAAGTAGTGGAGCTAGTAAAATGCAAATGCTAATTACTAATTATAATCATTATTTAGATATGATTAGATCTGTAACTGGATTAAATGAGGCTAGGGATGGATCAAGTCCTGACCCTAATTCTTTAGTTGGTGTTCAGAAATTAGCAGCATTAAATTCTAATGTAGCTACTAGACATATTCTAAATGCAAGTCTATACATTACAAGAACAATGGCAGAATGCTTGGCCATTAGAACTTCTGATATTTTAGAGTATGCTGATTTTAAAGATGAGTTTGCTATGCAAATTGGAAAATATAATCTAGGCATACTAGAAGACATTAAGGATTTGTACCTTCATGACTTTGGTATATTTATAGAAATGGCTCCTGACGAAGAGGAAAAAGCTATGCTTGAACAGAATATACAGATGGCTTTATCTAGGCAGGATATAAATCTTGAAGATGCTATTGATATTCGTGAGATTGCAAACTTAAAAATGGCTAACCAATTATTAAAGGTTAAACGTAAGGCTAAGATGGTTGCGGAGCAGCAACAACAAATTCAGCAGCAACAGCAACAAGCTCAGATGCAGATGCAAGCGCAACAAGCTACAGCTCAGTTAGCTATGCAAACAAATCAATCTGACACTCAATCTAAAATAGCTGTGAAGGAAGCAGAGATTGCTTTTGATATACAGAAATTGCAGATGGAGGCTCAGTTAAAACAAGACTTGATGCAGGTTGAATTTCAGATGCAAATGTCTTTAAAGGGTGTGGAGCAAGAAAGCTTACAATCAAGGGAAGATAATCGTGAAGAAGCAAAATCGGGAAGAATAAATCAGCAATCAACTCAGACCTCAAAAATGATTGAACAAAAAAAGAGGGATTTACCTTCTATCAATTTTGAATCAAATGAGGATAGTTTGGATGGTTTTGACTTGGCTGAATTTGACCCTAGATAAATAGTAAAATAAGTATTAACTTTGTAAAAATCAAATCAAATGAAAGTAAAAGCAGTAGAGGCAAACGCTGAAGAAAAATCAAGAGCAGAAGTTGAAGAGGGTTTATTAAAAAAACACGAAGATCAATACGAACCTACGGAAGAAAAAGATGATGGTATTGATAGGGTAAGTTTTGTTGATGGAGGGAATCAAACCACATCTAGTAACACTGGAGAAGCTACAAGTGACACGACCGTCACTAGTGATCCTGAAGGTGGAAACGATTTAGTAGATACAGAGGTTTCGACTACTAAAAAAGAATTAGAAGAAAAAGATATTCTTTCATATATAAAGAATAGATATAACAAGGATATACTTTCTGTTGATGAATTGTTTGCGGAAAAAGAGGCAAACGCTGAGTTACCGGAAGATGTATCTAAGTATTTAAAGTACAAGCAGGAAACTGGGCGTGGTATTAATGACTTTTATGAATTACAAAAAGACATTGAGACTATGGACGACAGCGCTGTACTTGCTAGTTATTATGGATCAACTGAAGAAGGTTTAGACGCTCAGGATATTCAAGACATTATTGAAGATAAGTTTTCATATGATGAAGATTTAGATGATGAAAAGGATATTAGAAAAATAAAACTAGCGAAGAAACGAGAACTTTCGAAAGCGAAAAAGTTTTTAAATGAACAGAAAGATATGTACGGTGTTCCTCTTGAGTCAAGTGGGAGTGGGTTATCTGGAAATCAGGAACAAGACTTAGCAGCTTACAAAAAGTCAATCGAGGATTCAAAAAGTGTAACGGAGCAAAACAGTAAAAGGTATGATTATTTCTTAAATAAAACCGAGTCGGTTTTTAACAATGAGTTCAAAGGTTTTGAATTCGAAGTTGGTGAAAAAAATATTACCTTTAAGTCAGGCGACACAAGTGAACTTAAAAATGTTCAATCTGATGTTAATAATTTCATTAACAAATTTATGGACAAGGATGGTTTAATTATGGATGCAAAAGGATATCATAAGGCTTTATCAGTCGCTATGAATCCTGATAAGTTTGCTAAACACTTTTACGAACAGGGAGCAGCTTCTGCTTTAGACAGCTCTAATAGGAAGTCTAAAAACATCAATATGGATGTTAGGCAGCAGTCTCAAGTGTCATCCAAGAATGGGATAACAATTAGACCTGTAAGTAAAGGTAACGACAGCGGAAGGGGTCTGAAGATTAGAAGTACAAGGAAAAATTAATAATTAAAAAAAATCAAAATTATGCCAGTAAATGCAACACCGGGATTTGATTTGCAGCCAAGTGCGCAACAAACTCCATTAGCAACAAACTACATAAGCAACTTTGATTTCTTAAATCAGTATCTTCCTGATACTTATGAAAAGGAATTTGAGCGTTATGGAAACAGATCAGTAGCATCATTCTTAAGAATGGTTGGTGCTGAATTACCTTCAACTTCTGACCTTATTAAATGGACAGAACAAGGAAGGTTACACACGAAGTACCAGGCGGTAACTTCTTCAGGATCGATTGGTGCTGATTCGGCAGTTTGGACTATTCCAAACACGTCAACAAACTTTAACCCAGCATTAGGTGGGACATCTAGCCAAGCAGCTTTAAGAGCTGGTCAAACGGTTATGATTTCTGATAATAGCTCAAATTCTTCTGCACAGAACAAGGGTATTATTACTGTTGCTCCAACGGCTTCAAACCCGAATGTAGTAACAATTGCTTACTATGAGTCTGCTGGTCAGACGATGGATGCAGGAATATCTTGTGATATTTTTGTATATGGTTCTGAATTCGCTAAAGGCGTAGAAGGAATGAAGGGTTCTTTAGAAGCTAACAACTATTTCTTCCAAAACAAACCAATCATAATCAAGGACAAGTATTCTGTTTCGGGTTCTGATATGGCTCAAATTGGATGGGTAGAAGTTGAAGGCGACAATGGAGTTGGGTACTTATGGTACTTAAAATCTGAGCATGAAACAAGATTACGTTTTGAGGATTATTTAGAAACAGCGATGATTGAAGCAGTTCCTGCTGAAGCAGCGTCTGGAGCTGGAGATTACTTACAAGGCGTAGGTGCAGGACTTAGTGCTGTAAACGAGTCTGGTTCAGAAGGAATTTTCTACGTTGTAGGAAATAGAGGAAATGTTTTTGGTGGTGGTAACCCTACTACTTTGGCACAATTTGATAACATTATTCAGAGACTTGATAAGCAGGGATCTATTGAGGAGAATGTTATTTTTGTGGACAGACAGTTCTCATTTGATATTGACGATATGTTAGCTTCTCAAAACTCTTATGGAGATGGAGGAACTTCTTATGGTTTATTTGACAATGACAAGGACATGGCATTGAATTTAGGTTTTACAGGTTTCCGTAGAGGTTATGACTTTTACAAGTCTGACTGGAAATACTTAAACGATCCTACAATGAGAGGTGGTATAAATGCAGGAGCAGTTAATGGACTTTTAGTTCCAGCTGGTTCTACAACTGTTTATGACCAAGTCTTAGGAAAGAACGCTAAGAGACCATTCTTACACGTTCGTTATAGAGCTTCAGAAACTGAAGACAGACGTTACAAGTCTTGGATTACTGGTTCTGCTGGTGGTGTTTCGACAAGTGATTTGGATGCAATGGAGGTAAACTTCTTGTCTGAAAGAGCAGTATGTACTTTAGGTGCAAACAACTTTTTCTTATTCCAACAAGCATAAGTAAATAAGTAGTATTAAATGGGGATTGATTTATCTTTCCCCATTTTTATAAATCAAATTTAATCATATCATAATGAAAGAAAAACAACAGTACAAAGCAAAAGCTTATCGTTTAAAAGGGAGTAAAGCTCCTTTATCATACATGTTATCTTCTAGGCACTCACAGAGGTCTCCTCTATTGTACTTTGACGAAACTAAAGGAACAAATAGACCATTGCGTTATGCGCGTAATCAGAAGTCCGCTTTTGAGGATGAACAGGATGGTAATGCTATTATAGAGCCTATTGTTTTCGAAGACGGTTTATTAACCGTTTCAAAGGAAAACCAAATATTACAAAAGTTTTTACACTTGCACCCAAGTAATGGAAACGTATTTGAAGAAATAAATAAAGAGCGTGATGCTTCTCAGGAACTAGAAAATGTTGAAACGGCACTAGATGCTCAGATTTCAGCAAAAGAAATAACAAAAGATACACTTAAGCTTACTCAGATTTGTCGTGTATTAATGGGTAATTCTATTGAGAACATGACTATTCCTGAATTAAAAAGAGATTTACTAGTTTATGCTAGAAACAATCCTGAAGAATTCTTGGATACTATTAATGATCCGATGCTTGAACTGATGGATGATGTTCATCAATTTTTCAACTCTACTTTACTAGGTTTTAGAAACAACAATAAAGATGTTTACTATAATTTAAGTAATAATAAAAAGAAGATGCTAACTGTTCCGTTTGGAGAAGATCCTTACTTTATTGTTTCATCTTTCATGCAGAGTGATGAAGGTGTAGAGGTTTACAAGCTTCTTAAAGGTAAGATTAAATAAGATTTTACAAAATATACTAAGAACACTCTAAATAATTTAGGGTGTTTTTTTTTTGCTATATTTGTAGAAAGAAATTATTATGCCAATAAACGAAGTACGAAACACCGTATTAGCTATAGTTAATAAAAATAACTACGGATATATATCGCCACAAGACTTTAACTTATACTGTCAGCAGGCTCAGATGTCTATATTTGAAGATTATTTTTATGCTTATAACAATCAAATTGTTAAGGAGAATCAGAGAACATCTGGTACAGGATATGCGGATATTACAAAAGGACTAGTTGAGGTAATTGACGGATTTTCAGCTACACAAACATTAATAAATAATGGAGCAAATTTATTTTCGCTTCCTAGTAACTATTACTTAATCAACAAACTAAACTACTACCCTATAATTGTGGCTTCAGGGAATATAACCCTGAATGCTGCTTTTACAATCAATGACACTGGAGCAACTTTTGTAACAAGCGGAGTTGTAGCAGGTCAATTAGTATCATCTACTTCTAAAGATGGTGTTACGGCTGGTCAGAGCGCATATATAACAAGCGTAAATAGCGAGACCTCACTATCAATAACAGTTGACTTATTTTCAAAAGTATCTACTATTGGTGGTTCGTATACTATCGTTCTAGGTAACGGAATAGTTGAAGTTGAAAGAGTTAATCAGCATAAAATATTTTACCTAAAGTCATCACCATTAACTTCTCCATCTACTGGTTATCCAGCTTATGTATTAGGTAATGCCACGACTACAGGTTATGGGAATATAATTAATGTTTATCCAGAAACTTTAACAACACCGGGAACTATATTTGCACAGTACGTGAGGTACCCTATTGATCCAAAATGGACATACGTTGAGATTGTTTCAGGCGAGCCTGTATTCTCAGCCTCTCAAGATGACTACCAAGACTTCGAGTTACCCTTATCAGACGAACCTGCTTT